GCCTTCTTGGTGCTCGCCTTCACGGGTGGTTTTGATGTCTGACATTCCGAACTCCATTGCGAGTTGCTTGGTGGACTTGTCCGTAAATCTTGTTTTGGCGCTGACCAAGTTAGGAGCTTGCAAAAATACGACCATAACTTCTTCATTACATCCTTTCATGGGACATTTAGGAGTCCTCGATTCAAAATAACCGTGTTTAGCACAGTGAAAATCATTTACTACAGCCATTGTTATATCCCCTTCAATTGCTCGTCAAGTGTTAAATCAGAATAATCATACTTCGGTTTGATACCCATATTAATCTTAATCTCCCCGTTAATCAATGTCAATTTACTGGATTTATGAAGTATGGGCTTGGCTTCTTTGCGATATTGAACAAATAATGAGGTGTCACGGTTCTGCATAATGGCTACTTCCCCATTAATCCATTCTTGATAGGCTTTTGACACCCTTCTTTGGACATATTCAGTCAATGGTTCACTCTCATTGATAAAAACATCCCGTATATGGGATGTAGATAACCCAGCAAGCTCTGCAAACAAAGGAATAGAGATTCCTCGGTTCTTATCCTTGAGAAATCTCTTAATAATCCTTCTAAGGTCAGTTCTACTGTGGATTACCAGTGGCATTACCATAAACACCTATCCTTTTAAGGTAATCGGACACATTTCGACCTACAGTAAGCTGTTCAGGGGTGAAATCATCCTGTACACGGGAAACTCTACGAGTGAGCTTCTGATTTATCAATCTTGGCTGTACTTGTTCGGCATAAGCAGCGCAAGCTAATGCTGTAGCGATAACACGGTCATCTTTGTTGCGACCAGATGCTTCAATTGAGCTGCCATCACGAATTGTGGTTTTCATTTCATCAATGGTATCCAAATCGTAAATGTCTAACATCCCACGCTCAAAGTAATCCTTCATGTAGGTGAGCATCCTCTCCTTGGTAGCTGCCGTAGTCATCCATCCAATCGAGTTAGACAAGCCACCCATCGTGTCGTTCCTGCGCCAGATGTAGTTCTGCATATTGCCGTACACATCCATGAGGTCTTTACCCAAAGCTGTACCCATCGCAGCAGCTTGACGCTTGAGGTTGCGTAGTTCATTGATGACCGCCTGACCTGGACCATTGATCTCAAGGTTAAGAGTTGAGTTCTTGTAAGCGCCAGCAAGGTGGGCGATCACCCAGGCAAACTGGTAGGTGTTCATTTCAGAGGTGGCAAATGAAGCCACCTGCTCAAGCCCGTCTGCATATACCCGCAGCACCTGAATACAGAATCTATCAGCCCAGTCGCTAGATCCATAAGCAGGATCAGCACCGATAACATAATAAGCAGTGTCCACAGGTTCTTCCCAAACCTTGAGCGTGGCAAGACGCTCAGTGGATTTAAGTACTTCCGTGTCTTGAAAGTTAACTCCAAAAGAATATCTATAGGACTCATAGGGTACTTTCTTTAGTTTTTTCATGGCATCGGTACATCTTGCATTGGAGAAGAACGATGTGCCAGTCATCACAAAAGCGTAGTCCTCAGTAGGCGGAAACTCCTGATACATGAGAGAGTCATCCTTAATACCCTCTAGCATCTTCCAGCGCCACCAGGCAATCTGACGGGAATTGATTTCAACACCGTAGAGCTTTTTGATGTCACGCACCCATTCTTTTTCTTCACCTGTGAGCTTGCCATCCCAATAGACTTTGTAAGTCTGACCTTCAGGATCTAGGGAATACAGTTCATTACGCCACCAGCCACAAAAGATAGCCCGTTGTGTGCGAGCCTTCTTAGCAGTGGTGTACATATCGTGAAACATATTAAAGCCACGAGCTGTGGACTCAAAGGTGTACAGACGATCAGGATTGGTTTCCGCTAAAGACGCTAGCAAGGAAGCTAATCCTTCTTCATCTCCCCAGCTTGAGGTTTCCGTTCCATGAAGGTATGTAATAGCCTTACCACGACCCAGACTTCCTTTCGCTCTAAGCCCAGCGACTTGATAAAAGATACGGCTGCGGTTTTTGAGGGAAAGCTGATTTCGGTTGTGAGCAAGGATCGGGATTTTGAACTCTTTGGGCAAACCATCCATATACATGGCAAGGGTTGTTCGGAACATATCCCTATTTTCTTCCGTATCTGTTGTGAGTGTGCCTTGAAGCCCTGGGTGCATGAAGTGCCAGTAGAGGTCAAGTGCGAGGGAGATAGTCGTGATTCCAAGTTGCCTTCCTTTCAAGATAACAAAAAAGTGGATGTCCTCCTCCAAGCCCTTTGCGATTTCATTCATCACATAGGTTTGAGTACCAAGAAGGTTATCCATCTTGCGTAAGCCTTGCTCTTTGGTTTCAATCTTGAGCTGCTTACAAAAGTAGTAAAAATGCTGGAGGTTAAATTTACTCATTGGTTAGCCAAGGTAATTTGTTGTTGTATTTCTCAAGCATGGTCTTATTTCCTTGTTCAAAGAAGTCACGACCTACTGAGTATTCGTTGCCACCTAAACGGAAGCAGAAAGTGTTTTGTCCTGACCAAGCAAAGTTGGGATAGACCTGAGTAGCTGCTGCGTAGAACTTTCGATCACCACCCCATCCTGGCTGAGAAAGAATAATGGCTAAAGTCTTGAGGCACTCCGTTTTCATGCCCCACATACACCAATCCACAAAGCTATGACCTGGTGCGTTCCAGCAGTCGTGAAGGCTTCCAAGGGCTTCGCAGTTATCTTCGCAGATAAATCGCCCTTCCTTCTCGTACACAGAGCGTAGGCAATACACCCAATCATAATCTTCTTCCATTTTGGTCATAATGGACTCTACATGATTAGGCTTGTACCAATCGTCATCGTTGCAAAAGAAAGTCACATCTTCATTTACAAGAAAAGCACTTGCAGCATAAAGCCTTCTGCCTTCTACATCTTTGCCCCCGACCTTACCATCCCAATAGCAGATCTTTAATTCTGGGTATAGCCTTCTTAGTTCTGCGTATTGATTAAAGCCTTCATCGCAAACAATGTAATGCACCACTGGATAAGTCTGGGCTTTTACACTAGCAATGCAGTTTGCTAACTCCCAGTGGCGCTTCCCGTTGGTAACTGTGACTACGGCTGCGGTTTTCAATTGTGTTTACTCAATTTTTTGGTTTCAAAGTTCGGTAAATCCCAATACGCCACCTTAAGCCTAGCGGTGTGATTCCTGGCTAGGTCAATCAAGGCGGTATAGGTCATGGAGCTAAATCGTTCTTTCCATTCTTTTGCTAATGCGATCTTTTGCTTCTTGGTTTTGCAAGACAAGGCTCTCATCATTTCTGTCTTGTACATCTGCCGTTCTTCGCACAGGCGCTCCCAATCAGTGTACGCAATCACCATCTTCAGGCTCTAGCAGTTTCTTGAGATGCAAAATCTCCGCTTCAGCCATCATGAGCAGTTCAGAGGACTTGGCATGAACACGCATCAACTCATGGAAGATGTCATCTTTAGTCATAGCCCATATTCTGGTCATGTATTCCTTCTTAGCAATGTCCCCAGCCTTCTCAATGTATTGCTGGACTGATACTGCATCTTTTATTCCGTTCTCCATACTCTTATTCCTTCTCCGTCTTTTCTAGCAATAAACTTCCGATTCAATTGTTTGCCTGTTCTGTAGTTTGCATTACAGACAATTTGCAGCTTCCCCGCTGGTACAAAGAATGATTCACCGATCTCCATAATCCTATATGGGTACACATTGCGCTTTTTCTCAGGGGGTATGGGAATATTTTTTTCTACTTCAATAGTCATGCTATTCTCCTTATAACTTAACTCATCATACACCACCATGATACACACATACAACGAATATCATCTAGGCGATAACCTTATTCATCTGAACTATTTGCGTAAAGTTTGTGAGCAAGATAGTGACATGGACTTTGTTCACCATTGCCATCCGCAGTATCACAGCCAGCTACAACCCTTATGTGAGGGGGTTAGCATCCTCTTAGCAGATCTATCCATCCCACCAGGCTCTATTAACGCTTGGATTGGCAGGGATAACTACTTTCACAACCATCCTCTTAGACGGCAGTGGGCGCAATTTCACATGGAATGGTTCGATCACCTATCAGACCTGTTAGAAGTTTCCTCGCCTATTGCTTGCAAGGAAGATCTCTTGTTCGAGTATCCTGCTCTGAGAGAGCAGTCTAGGTATGAGTTTGACCTCCTAGTCATTAACGCTCCCCCACAGTCAGGGCAATTACCAGACTTTAATGCGGATTTCTTTAAAAAACGGGTCATGGAATTAACAAATGAGGGGTTAAAAGTCATTACTACCCATCCTACAGGCATCGTTCCTAGCACTCTTGAGAGCCATTACACGGTCACTGACATAGGCGTACTTAGCAAAGGCGTGCAGTTAATCGAGGGTGTGGATACTGGTCCTATGTGGACTACCCACAATATCTTCAATCAAGACAAGGTGTTATCACGCCTGATCTACACCAACGCCTCTGATAGCTTTGATTTATCAAAGAATGTCATCGTTAAGCAAAGTCTAAAAAACTAGAATTTTTTTTGGGGTGGACTGCGAGAGGGGTACGCTCTCCATCAAGTCCAGTCCCATTCACTTGGGCGGATTCAGTCAACGATCTAGCAACAATCAACGGGTAACCATTACCAGTTACGCCTATAGATACTATATAAGACATTGAGCTAGTGATGACAGGGATACCCTTTAGGAATTATGTAAAACAACAGAGGGCGGAGAGTTGATTACCTTTCCAGGCTTCGGCATACCCAATCTCTTATCTATGTAACTATCTACTAACATCCTATATAAACTAACTTAGACGATAGATGATAGCTATATAGAATATAGATGATAGTAGTATATCTATGCCGATAGTATCAGACTATCAACTTAAAAACAACGATAGAAATATTTATTTTATAAAACTGTTAACTTTTGCTTGATTAGTACCGTTAAGATGATTAGTATCATAGATGTATTACAACCTAACTACTAAGAGGATCAAATCATGACTACAGCACAAGCAAACCGTATCAGCGTTTACGATAGCGTTACTAATAAGATCATCTCTCAACTTGAGAGCGGGATAGCACCTTGGATCAAACCTTGGAAATCTGGTCAAGCTGGCGGAGCTGATCGCAATATCGTATCTAAAAAAGAGTATTCAGGCGTTAACCGTCTTATCTTAGGTATGAGCGGTTACAGCTCACCTATTTGGGGATCATTCAAGCAATGGCAGGAAATGGGCGGGAATGTGCGCAAGGGTGAGAAGGGGACGCAAGTAGTTTTCTACTCTCAAATCACTAAGAGCGAGATTAAGCCAACTGACCCTAACCCTGAAAATTCTACTTATGCCTTGCTTAAGTCTTACTTTGTTTTCAATATTGACCAGATAGAGGGATTAGAAATAAGCAAACCAGAGCCAGTAATCTCCACCTTTAATCCAGTACCCGCTTTAGATGATCGCATTATTAAGACTGGCGCTCAGATCTCGCACGGTGGTGGTAGGGCATTTTATAGACCTAGTTCAGATAGCATCACAATTCCTGATCGCTCTACTTTTTTAAGTGAGAGCCACTACTACGCCACTGTATTGCATGAGCTCACTCACTGGTCAGGCGCTGAACATCGTTTAGATAGAACTAAGGGCAAACGGTTTGCTGATACAGCGTACGCATTTGAGGAGCTGGTTGCTGAAATGGGCGCTGCATTTTTATGCGCTGATTATGGAATACAGGGTGAGCTGCAGCACGCTGACTACATCGGCAATTGGCTACAGTGCCTTAAAAATGACAATAAGGCGATATTCAACGCTGCAGCACTGGCACAAAAGGCAGCCGATTACATAAACAATCTAGATGCACTGACTAACCAGGCAGCAGCCTAAACAGTGATACCTAGTAAGCGCTTATCAATAGGCGCTTACTGGATTGTCATTAGACAGTCAAAACCTAACTAATGGAGCATATAGCATGAATAACGCACAAAAAGAAACAATTGATCTTCTAATTGATTATGTAAATTCCGAGGATTGGGGTTCTATCCAAGTAGTTTTGAGAGGTCAATTTTTAGATGTATTCGATCCTATTATTGATTGCGAGATAACAGAATGAGCCTACTATCTGAAATGCAAAAACATGGTTTAGCAGATTGTGAGTTCAACCGCCAGTTTTTTACACTTGATGAGCTGTATAGATCATATTGCTATAGAGCTGCTAAACAAGGGTTTCAGGCGTTATCGTTTAATGCGTGGCATTCCTGCTATAAAGCAAATATAACGCTGTAGAGCGATTAAAGGGTTTAGTGGTACTCAGGTATCACTTACCCTGTAAAAACGCTGTAGCGCTTGTTTTAAAGTGTTTTAAAGGTATTTAATAGTTTTATCTTACTAACCTAACTAATTTTCGAGGTATTTATGAGAAATAATGATATTTATACTATTCAACGCAAAATCTTTATAAACAAAGTGCCATTACGCATGAGCGTATTAGGCGTGCTGCGCACACACATACGCACGCACATGGTGATTGACTGTTTATCGGCTATTGGTTTGCTGGCTTTAGTAGTTTTGGCTCTGGCATCGTAGGAAGTCCCCAAGTGAAAACCCCAAGAGCTAAGCACCAAACCCGCTTAAGGGCGGGATCTTCAAAAAAGAAGGTGGTTATCGTTTATCAGTGGCACTTAACTAAAGCGGTGCTGTCCAGTAACGGTCCGCCAGATGGTAGCTGCCTTGTTTATCCCTATCCATCACCACAATGTTTAGGAGGGCTGGGTTATAGCCCCGTAGTAGTTCGCTTTAATGGTGGTTTTAATGGTGAGTGGTCTTAAATCGTTATGGATGCCCCCATCGCATAACTAACCTAAAACCACCACTAAAACAAACTTAATCGGATTAGATCACAGTTTTTTAAAAGGAGCAACAAAAATGAGTAAAGCAGATCAAGATGCAGCAAAATGGCAAGAAATGAACGCCAGGAATCAAGCCCGTAATTTAATTAAAGCGAAGGAGCAAGGCGATGCGTATTACATCAACCAGTTCGGTGAAGTTGTTATCCCCCAAGAAGGAAAACCAGCAGTCATTGTTACAAGGGATGAGCTTTGCAGAAAAACTACACCTGGAGAGAATTAAATTAGCACATAATGCAAATAATGAAGTAAAGTCATAACTGTAGTAATCAAACCCTAACTATTTAATAAGGAATAATCATGGAATATTGCGTTAATTGCAAACACCTAGACCAAAGCACTATGCAGTGCTTGTCACCCCAACGCCCTCACGATATGGTGACGGGACTTCAAAAGAAAATGACAGCAAACAATAGCCGTAACTTACCCATAAGCGGATGCGGGGAAGATGCGAAGTGGTTTGCTTTTATTGAAGTAGAGGATCTTGACGATCTTTCAGCAATCCCTTTTGGTAAATAACCTAACTAATGGAGTTAATCATGTCAAAAACACCAAGTAGCAAGAATGAACCTAAGTTTCCAGTAAATAAAGTTGATAAGAAGATCAATGATGCTTACACCAAAAAAGAAGTAGATCGCCTTAAAAACCTAGTCGCAAGGCAAGATGACCTAATAGCTCAGATGCTAGATGAGTTAAAGCAAGAGCAAAACAAAACAGGCAAGCTAGGTCAAGAGTTAGAAGATCTGGAAGATGAGATCGACAGTTGGAAAGAGATTGTTAAAACCATTATGGAGGTGGTATGAACGATCAAGGAGATTTTGCACCCGAGGTAAGGCGCTCTGCTATCTGGTCAGGTGACAGTCGTAAGGTCGCTAATGGCAAGATGGTAGATGTCATCTTAGAAAAGCAAGGTAAGAAGGAGTTAAAAGACCTCTCAGGCGTGGAAGCAGTGCAGATGGGTCATGTCATGCAACCCTTGATTGGCAAGCTGGCTCAAGATCGTTTAAAGATGGAGTTAAAAGATGCTGATTATTCGATTACCCATTCAAAGCATACTTGGTTTAAATCTCATTTTGATTTCATTAGTGCTGATGGTGGTGTGCTTGTTGAAGCTAAAAACTACAACGCAGCAGTTCGCTCTAAGTTTGATCCCGACACTAATCGGATTCCTGATGCTGATTACGCACAACTTGTCCACGAAGCTGCTTGCCACAATGTTAATCGGATCTTTTTGGCTGTTTTATTTGGTGGTCAAGAGTTTCATACCTTTGAATTTACTATTTCAGACCAAGAAAAAGATGATCTCATACAGAAAATGGCTACAGTTTGGGGTCATTGCCAAGCGGGTACGCTTCCGCCAGCAGAAACCATTGAGCAAACTAAGATCATTTACCCGTCATCCTCTACTGCGGTGGTTACGGCTACACAGCAAGTTGAGTTGGCTATCGCTCAGTTACGGGATGTCAAGAATCAGATTAAACACCTTGAGGCTACTGAGGAGCAAATTGAAGTGGCTGTCCGAAATCTTATGGGAGAGTGCCAAGAGATTAGAACAGTGGATGGACAGACATTAGTTTCTTGGAAGTCATCTAAAGGCTCTAAGAAGTTCTCAGCATCACTGTTTCAGAGTGCCATGCCTGACATTTACGATCAATTTGTGGTCGAAACCCCTGGATCTCGGAGGTTCTTAGTCAAATGAGCAATATTGATATAGCAGTTTGGATCATGGCTGTAAGTTCAGTCATTGACACTATTTACACCTTATCGGAGATTATTCATGTCTAACATTGTCAGTTTTAACGAGATGGAGCAGATGGCACAAGCAATAGCCAAGTCTGGTCTGTTTGGTATGAAGGACACCAATAGTGTTTTAGCACTAATGGCGGTAGCACAGGCGGAAGGTTTACATCCTGCAACAGCAGCTCGTGACTTTCACATAATCCAAGGCAGACCCGCATTGAAGGCTGATGCGATGCTTGCCCGTTTCCAAAATGCAGGTGGCAAAGTCGAATGGAAGGAGTACACAGATGAGCAAGTTACAGGAGTTTTTTCACATCCCAACGGGGGTAACCTTGCGGTTACATGGACCATTGGACAAGCCACCAAAATTGGTCTTGTTAAACCAGGAAGCGGATGGCAAAAGTTTCCCAGAGCGATGCTCAGAAGCCGTTGTATTTCAGAGGGGATTAGATCAGTTTTCCCTGGGTCTGTTACGGGGTTCTACTC